CTGGTTGGTCATCTGGAGCTGCTTCAAGGTCCATTGGGATGGGAAGCTTGTATCGCTCAACAGTGACATCACTAGATGAATCTGGTTGTGGGACTAACCGAGCCTGCATAGGTCCATAGTCAGTCACAATAAACTTTGGCGTACCTGTTGCGGCGCGCCAGGCAGAGAATTTGGCGATAGCCTCTGACCCGTTCAGGTCAAAGTACCCATAATCTAACTGATGTTGGGTGGTCTTAATAAGAGGAACGCCTGCTATATCACCGCTAATTACCCAAACTGTTCCAGGCAACAAAGTGATATAAGAGTTCCCACTGGTAAAGGCAACTAAATCAGAGTCAAACACGCACAATGTTTCTGACGCAAACTCATTCTGCGCTGTGTTGAGTGCTTCAACAACGGTGTCTTCGTCTAAAGCAGTCTTGCCAACTGTATCGTCAAGCTTCCGACGAACAGCTGTCATTAATTCAGCAAGTGTCATAACATTGGTCCTGCGCGGCCAATAGCCGGAAGATAACGTCGTGTGAAAGCTTTGCGTATAGCAGGCAAAAAGCTCAGAATTTCTTGTGCCGCAGTCCGACTTAACGGCTCGTCAGGTCTAAGACTCACAGCAATTTTCAACGCCTCATACAGCACAATCTTGTGATACTCTACTTCCCACAAGGGTTCATCAGCACCAAGAGTCATTTCTAGTGGACGCAGCCACCGATCCGCATAGATTGTGTATATACCATTAGGCTCCGGATCAATTTTCCACTGCTGGTCAGGAGTCTGAATCAACCATTGAGGCGGGCCAGGAGATAGCGCTGACGTGCGTTGCTCCAACTCCCATTGTTGATAGGTTTTTATAAGTAGGAACTGGTGAGCTGTCTGTCCATCTGGAATAAAATACAGCGATTGCTCATCAATTTTCTTGACTGTTGCAACCGTGTAGTCAGCAGTCCCATTTACTGTGGTGAAGAAAGCATCGCGCTCGTGATGGAACTCCCACTGGTCAGACTCCAGTTGAATAGCCATATACGCGGTATTGATCCACCCATGAAGCAGGTTGGTGGAATACTTGTTTGGCTCTTCTTCGTCGCCAATTCTGACGCGAATCTGTCGTGTGATTTCGTCGAGGTCCATGACGAGTTACATACTCTTTTCTTTGATACTATCGTACCACGCAGCCCCAACAGGGTTGGTATCCCTGAACTGATGAGGGAAGCGTAACATACGGTGCATCTGGTTAATGTCCGAAGTCGAACCATCAGAGTTCTTCTTGTAAGAGAAGTTCCAATTCTCACGCTTGGCGCGGATTAACACCTCCAATACAAAGCGAGGGCATTTACGCCACGTGCCGCGCAAGAAGTAATAGGCTTTTCCATTAATAGAAACTGTCACGAGGCGCGTCGAGTCTTGATGGGTCTGAGTTTCCAGAACCATAACCTCTACGGCCTCGTTCATGAAGGCCAAGTCACGGGTATAGTCCTTGGTGGCTTCATTGTCTTGTATTACAATTGGCGTCTGTACCCCAGCATCCTCATGAACAGATTCGTCCAAGACTTTTTTGGGCTCGCCACTAACACTAGCTTTTTGTGTAGTTGCCATAATTATAAAAAGAGGGGCCGAAGCCCCTTCCTCCGTTGGTGTGTTTAGCCCCAGGCTTCCCAGATAACGTCGTCATTATCGGTCTCCAGGCCAACAGTCGCTACGACAACGTCGAAGCTCTTATTGTCTGCACCGACTGTAATACCGACAGCCTCATAGGTCATGGTGCCAGCTGCGACGGACAAAAGTCCCTCGACATTGGCAGTGCCAAGAGCCGCATCAACATACAATACAGCCTCGATACGGTCGGACAGGTTGACCACCCTGATCTTCTTGGGAGTGAAACCCAGCACGACAGAGAAGTCGCCTGCTGTCCGAGCCCCTGTACGGGACCCGGTAGCAAACTGACCACCGTCAGCTGGGAAGTTACTTTTTGCAGTTGCAAGAGTCATGTCTTTTACCTCGTAAGATTATCTAGATATTAAGCTACACTCTTACGAGTATACTCTATCCAGACTGCGTAAATGTGAACGGCATCTCCGTCATTCGTACCACCAAGGGTCAGAACAACAGACAGACCACCAGGGGCAGCCAACACACCATCAGCACCGCAAACGAAAACTAACTCGCTTGCAGCTTCGGTGAGAGCGACTGCATCGGTGTCCTGGATGTCTCCGTTAGCCACATCACCAACACCAACTGGAAAAACTTCACAATCCAGGGTCAGTGCGTCCAGGGCTGCGTCTTTACCAACAAGCGCATGGACAGTGATAGCTTTCGAATCGTCCAGATCAGACGGAACAGCTACTGAGAAGCCAAGAGCCTCACCGGCGGTTGCATCGACAGGAATCAGGATAACAGTCTCTTTATCAGCGATCTGTGCATAACCAGCCACAGTTGTTGCTTGCTTTATAAGAGGCACACCATCTTCAGTCGTTATAACGCCGAGGGCAACAGGGATCGTACCTTTCTGCATTCCCTCCAAATACTGGCGAAGCGCTTCGGCTCCACCAGCAGGAAGGTGGGACTGCAGAGCAACGATTGTTTCGTTAAGCTCTGACATAATCCCTTACTCCTCTGTTCCGACGAAGGCAACAGCCATCCAGGCATCGTTGAGAATTGCCTGAGCCTGCCACGAGATACCACCGACATATCCGCGCTGGCCCAGAGGGTCAGACTTGGACTTGGTAGCCGGAGGAATGTGGCTTGCATCCAGCGCATTCTTACCGCGCAGGCCTACCTGGCCAAAGGAATCACCACCAGCCTTGCCTCTTCCGAGACAGATCAACGGATAAACGTCAATGTTGGTAGTGTCGTCAGACTTGGGATTACCCGAGCCAGTCCAACCGGCGTTCAACGCACCAGCGCCCACCTGATAAGTCAGGATAGGGTTGATGATGATACGAAAGCGACCTAATGCACCGATCTCGTAATCAGGATCAAGCAGCTGCATGTTGTTGCCATAATCTGCAACTTTCACAAAGCCGGTGATGTTCTCGAAAGTCTTCTCCATGTCAGTATGGCAGTATACAGGCCAGGAGGCTTGTACAGACTGTGAGCCGTAGTTAAGACCGGATTTGAGAGTCTTGTTAATGGTGATACCGTGCGCTCCGAGAATGGAACGTGAAATATCCTGGAACATCCCTTTTGTAGGGGGACCGTTGACAGTCATGACGGAAACACCTGCGCCGCCAAAGAACTGGTTGGTACAGCCTTTCATTTCGCCATACACCATCATTTCCCGAGACAGTACAATTCGGGCAGCACACTGATCTTCCATCTCAGGAGGAACGGTAGTACCTTCTTCGTGTACATGACGGAACTTGTCGGTATAGGAGTACAGGCAACCGATTTGCTGCAAAGTAGCCGACAGAGTGGTCCATGCGATGGAGTCTGCAGTCGGTGTCACACCTTCCTGTACAAGGTGCGTGTTAATGAACGCGGTGTCACCGCCAGCAGCTATCCACTGGTTGTCTACACCACCGAAGGGCAGGAACCGTTTCCACTCGATCAGCTCGGAAGAGTTCATAGGAATCTCCTCCATAGCGCCGACCTTTGTCAACATTTCCTGGGCCTGTGCTTTTGCAAGGATACGGCCTTTGAACTTCTCGTGTTGGCCTACCTGCGTTGTATAATTTTGTCCTGGCATTATCGTTTAACCTCTTCAAATGCTTCATCGAATCCCGCTTGTAAAGCCTCAGCGGCACTTGGGCCTTTGGCTAACGGGGGCTTCCTAGATCGACTGGAGGGCATTTGCCCATCCTGCAGTCGCTGAGTTTGCTTGCCAGCTTTTTCAGCTCGTTCCTCGTTCAATTTTGACTCCCACTTCTCGAACCCACGTAAGGCTTGCACATAAGGCGCACCGAATGTCAGTAGCGATTGTTGCGTTTGGTAACCTTGCTTGGTATACCAGTTCATGAAGTCTTCGTGCCTCTGACCTGAAGGCTCGAATCTCCCGTCTTTCACAGGTGGAACTATCTCTGCGATAACTTCGGGAGAATAAGCTGACAGCACAAGTTGTTGACCCATCCACTCCTGCATTTCGGTCTTCATAGGATCAATATGCGGGCGTAGTGTGGTTTCATCCAGCGGTGCAGTCTGAAATGCGTCCTGCAATAATGGCCCTAGAACTTCTGCAAGTTTAGGATCATAAGCTTCAAGTCCTTTTTGAAGCTTTTCAACGTCAAGAGACGATTGAGTCGGTATACCCTTTTCATAGGTATTGAATCGTTCACTGAGTTCGCCCAGGTTGCCCTGGAAACGAGACTCTAGTGCGGTTATACTGTCTGGCATATCTCGAGCACGGGTAAGAATGTCGTAGGTAGATTCTTCGTCCATATCACGTATGAACATAGGAAGTGGTTCGCCACCATCTCCGCCTTCTCCAGGCAGAGGTTCACCCTCGTTCAATAGGGTTGAGTCGAGAACTCCTTCGTCGATTTCGTTACCTTCTGCGTCAATCGGGGGCATGATTTAATTCCTCTTCAATCTGTTTCCTTAGTACCAAGCAGGTAAGGCGCTGTCCTCGCGCCAATTCCGTCTTGGTAGCATCCAATCCGGGTTTGGCTGTCTGCTCAGATAAAATAATAGCATACCCTTCCAAATATTGCAACAGCTTTATGGGGTCAATATACTTGCCCTCCTGCGGAGCAAAGACAAATACATCTGACAGGGTAGCCGCGGGTAGGGAGATCTTTTCACTCACTAAGCTTGACCTCCCTCAAGTAACTCCAGCGCAGCACCGACCTCTTCTTGAGAGGGAGTGGCTCCATCTGGAGATAAGTTGGGCGCAGCAGCAGCGGCTCCAGGTTGGACCTGTTTTCCCTCGTCTGTACCTTGCAGTAACTCGACGGTTTTTATTAGCTCCTCTAACTGCTGCGCCCGTTCGTTTTGCTGATTATTAAAGTCATCTTGCATAACTTTTAACGCAGTCTTCAATGTTTCAGACTCTTTGCGCATATCAGCAATTCTTACATCGGCAGCTGCTTCAATCTGAGCCACCTGAATTTTCACGTCAGGCTTCTGTTCAGCCTCTGTTAGTGTCTTACGCTCCTCGTCAGTCATCGCTAACTGTTCGTAGTTCATCTGGAAGCCTTCAAGATAGAGCTTCATCCACTTCGACGGAGACAGACCATATATAGGTTGCACTGCTTTATCACCAATTTGCAGCAGGGCTTGTTGTTGGAGTTCACGAATGATAAGAGATGAGGAACCAAGAGGCTCAATCACTGCATCGCCCCTAACTTCTGGCGGTCCATAAACCTGCGCCCACTCATAGAAGGCAGAAATTTGTGGTCTGCAGGTTGCGTTATCCCATTCTTTCACGACTTGTCGCAAAACAGTAGTAGCGTTGTTCATGAGCTGCTGGCTTACACCCACAGCTTCAGTCACAGCTTGACCCTGAAGAAGCAGGGAGAGCCCTGTAGTATCCTCAGTCATTTTAAGCCAGAAGTTAATGACCGGCATGATCTCGTTCAGGTAGTTTGTAAACTCCAAGAACGTAAGAGCTTGCTTGGCTTCTATCACAGCGTCCACGCCAGGAAGTGGTGACTTGACTTTCCAACGCTTGTATGGGTAGAGGTCCCAGTTTCCATCATCTGGTTCAATCAAGCCTTCCATTTCAAGGATCTGTGGACCAACAGAATAGCCCATGTTGTCCATGAGTGCTCGGACTGCGGCAGTTACGCCTCGTTGTGGTGTCTCTGCTTGCTCGCTGATACCAATTCCCGACCAGCAACCATCACGTGGGAGCCACTGTAGAAGCCAGTACGGAAACTTTTGAGTCTCCAACCAATATAACTCGGACTTAATAATGCGCTTGTTGCACAGTACAGTGACTTGGAAGCCTAGCTCTTCTTCTCCGTCGTGGTGCTTGTACGATAAGCTGCCAGTACGAATCCATAGCTCGAATGGTCCCTTATCAGACTTCTTCTTTTTCTTCTCATCTCTAAGCTCTGGTCCTTCTGCCAAACATATATCAATCTGTCCAGAATCATAGGATGGGTCTTTCTTAAAGTCTATAAGTTGACGCCTGGTTGTCTCTGGTACGTGCTCGAAAAAGAATCGACCATTCTGGATGTCTGGGCCACTGTCAGGATCGGGATAGCAGTTCTCAACCTTTACAACCTCAGTAGATGGAATATAGCGAAGTTGAGCTTGGAGCTTCTGCTGTACAGTCTTACCTTTGTTCGGATCTTCGAAAGCGGCAGGTAAGGCAGCAAGAAAAGCCTCAACCTCTGCGCTCATAGCTCGCATAGTCGGAAATGGCCCTTTAATTACACCTGTGCCGACCTTTCCAGCTTCCATAATCTGTTCGCGGACTGCAGCATCCCAGTTAGATTCCTTCAACCAGTCCTTGATAAGCTCCAAAGCCTTGGCTGCTGGGCCATTCTCTACATCTTCTTCTACCTTCATCTTTGCAGCAAGATTAGGAGCAGTTGTTTCTAGTACTTCCAAGGCTTCAGGATATTCCTCTAATACCCGCAGAAGAGTCTGTGCATCGGATATAGGAGTAGTACGTAATGAAAAAGGCAGCTTACCGGCTTGGAGAAGAATATCTGCAACCATCGCTGTACCCGCATTGACATAGGGGCGAGTGATGTTAAGAACAACAGTTGAACCTTTACCTGGCATCGGTGTAGTGGGGTTCGCTGCTTGCATAGGGCCATCTAAAGTTTCTGGCTTTTCAAAACCACCCGCGTTTCCGTCTGTAGGCTCTTTACCTTCATATCGAGCCCGTGCGTTGGCCCAAACTGCATCCAGTCCTTTTTTCTTACGGCCTTTAATAGCCTCGTCACGCTCGTCAGCTAACTGTACGGCAAGTGATTCTCTTTCTTCCGAGTTTAGTTTTGCTATAGTCATTCGTATTGCCTTTTGGCATGATGCCAAACGTATGGTTAGTAGCCCATCATCCTGTCTTTAGGCTTCCAACTGGTTGATCCCCTCCGCCCAAAAAACTCGTCGTCGTGTATGATCGCTTTGATGGGCGCAGCTCGTGTTTGTGCAAACGAGAGTACAAAAGCGTCCCAGCGGTCTGGAGATTTTGAAGCGGCCTTGTCTTGTTTTGAGCGGCCTGTTGCAAATCGCATCCGGTAGTCGTCCTTGGACTCGATTAAGAGCAAGCCACCTTTGTACCCTGCTTGTATAGCTGTTGCTTGACTCTCAAAAACATGATCGTCAGGCAAAGAACACTCAGTGTCCTTGATATAGTCATAAGCTTGTTGATGGAGCCAAGCACGTACATTAAAGTTCTTTCCGTCCTTGAGCTTTGCTCCGGTGTGCAGAGCAACTAGTACACTTGAAAAAGGGCCGTACATTAGTTGATCTGCGGCGGAGCCGCCAGGTCCATCGCGTTCGATTGCTATGATCCTGATCGGTCCTGTTGGGAGGAGGTCAGTACACCACCGCTCTATCACGCCTGCGAGCTGTATGCCATCCATCTTCTCATACGTTTTAGGAGTTACGCTTATTCGTCCTTTCCTGGCCCAGAGTACAATCTCGTCATTACCTGCGCCCGCTGCGTCAATACCGATAGACCACGGAACATTGTGCGCCTGTTGAATCTCATCGGTTCGCCTCCCGATAGCTTCTTTCAGCGCGTCTGCGTCGATGAAGGTGTTGGCAACAGAAGCATGATAGTTCCGATTGACCTGGGAAGCAAGAGTCGTTGGCAGTAGTTCTCGCTTCTGCTTGATATACCAGGGTTCCATCTCTGCAGGTTCATCAGGAAACAGACGCTTCCGCGGATCATCCTTCCAATCGAATATGAAAATCTGGTCGTTAGGGAGGAAGTGCCGAAGACGATAGAACAGGTTACCTGGGCCGTTGACTGTTGAGACGTATATACGACAGTCGGTGTTTGCAGACAACGCACTCTCGGCCATATCAGGGTGTTCAAGGTGAGCAAACTCATCCACGAAATAAATGCCTGCGCGGCCACCTCGACCTATCTCATCCCCAATCTCGCCCTTTATCACAGCTCTATTTGCAGGATTAGGAACCGACATTAGCTTACGACCTTGCGTATAATTAGAAGGTAAAAACTCGGCTGGAAGATGGTCGATGAATGATCTTATCTTCCAAAATATGGAGTCAGGATCAGCCTCCCCATTATCTACGAGTTCCTTTTTACGCGAGCCAAAGCCGACAACGGCGTGAGGGGAGTACAGCCAAATGCAGACCGCACAAGCAACACAGAGCCAGGTAAAGCCAACCTCGCGAGATTTCTCCGCAAGTCCTCGTCGGCCATCCAGGTAAAGTCCTTGAACCCACTCAACATATTCCTCTTGCTTCGGAAACAGTATAAAGGGAGAAAACTTCTGCCCTTGCTTCCGCGGGTCATATGTCATACCCCAGTCATTTATAAAGTCTACCCAGTTATCTGCGTAGTGTGCTTTTAAATGTTCTAGGGCTTTTGGATTCTCGCGGAGCCGTTCAAGAGCTTCAGTCCGCATTTCATAGACTTCAGTATAATCAGGTTTAGTCCAATCAATTTCAAAGCTGCTCATGGTGCTGCAACTTCCTTTTCCGCTTGCTCAATAATACGGAACATGCTTGGACGAGCAGAGCGTATATCTTTGCCTTCAAGTAATGGGGTTCTACTGGCCTTGCCTCGAATGGGCTTCTTGATTACTGACAGGTATACTTCGAGCGGGTCTACATCTTCGAAGTCTTCACCTGACGCGGCTGCTCCTACAATATCGGTAGTCAGCGTAATCTCTTTACGGTCATTAAAGAACAAGACAGCCGGTTCACCATCTGGTTCTTCTGGATCGAAGTCCGGTAAGTTCTTAAGCATGAACATTGGGCCAGTTGCCTGTCCTGCTCCAATCATCTGCTCATAGCCGTGAGCGATTGCTGTGATGCAGCGCGAGAGGCTATAGCGTAGTTCGGGTATGCGTTGACCCAGGCGAAGGAGTGTGGTTGGCCCTGGAAGGCCTACAGCCAAGGAAAGGCCTGTAATCGTGGGTCGCTCGTCCCGCATATTGCAGTCCTCGAAGAAGTCGTTAGCTCTTTCCTCGAATTCTCCGATTGACTTGATAGGTATGACAGTAGCAGGGTTCCGTTTCCACCTCGGGTCTGGCGGTCTTGGAGCATCTTTCTCGTCAATCATGAGCGCATCTGCAAAACGCAGCCGTCATAGATGTCGTCCAGGCTGCGAACTATACGTTCCCGAGGCACACCTGCGCGTAGGTTCTTGCACACAGTCACTCGATACTTGACAGAGTGGCCTAATGCGGCAAGTAGTTTGGTGTAGAAAGCAAGCTGGTCTGATGTATCTACCCAAGTTAATTTAACCTCAAAAAGAAGGGCGCAGCCGGAGGATAGGATCACTACCTTATCCGGCTGCGCAAGCTTGCCATCGTACTCGATCCACTCGTTCTCCCAGTACTCGCGGATGTCTTGGCTGCCGCACCAATCTTTAATCTTCTTTCCGATACGGCGCTCGTAACTAACGCCGAGAGTTTGTCCTGAAGTGAGCTTGTCTTTTCCAAAGGGATGTTCTGTGCCGAGACGCCGGACACACGAAGGTACTCGTCCAGCATAACGAGATGCCGGTAGTGGAGCAGTCTTAGTCATTACCGTACTAAGCACGACGTGTGTCTCGTTTGGCTTGAATCTCACGAACAACCGGAGAGCTGGCCATGATCGGTGTATCCATCTTGGCTTTTAACTGCTCTTGAATTTGTTGCAGCAACGGGGCGCGATCAAGTGATTTAGTCGGTGTACTCATGTTCCGTTCACTTCATTGTTATTGCTACAGTGGGAGTATTGCTCAATATATGGTATATGTCAACCCCCAATCGTGGGCAACATACAAAGTTGTCGTGAATCATCTGGCTCGTGCGTAGGGTCCAGCTCATCGAATGGATTACCCTGGAATAGCCGGGCTAAGGGTTCAGCAGTGTATTGATGCTCGCTTGCTCGGTTGATAAAGGCAATACACACTACACGCTCACCGGAAAATGAGCAGGTAGTCTCGACCATTCCCAACTTTCCGTGGTGGGCAGCGCGAATGATCTTATCTAGCTGTGCCTTATCAGCGCCGTTTAACGCCATGTTTGTTCTCCTCTATGGACCCCAGCCCAAACCCTTAAGCTTCTTCATGAGTCGTTGCTCGAAGATGCCATACATCTTGTTCATATCTATAGCTTGACTATGAAGTTTCTTTCCGTTGCACATAGTCGTGGTGGTACTTATAAGAGTCTTCTCACAGATCTCTGTGTTGAACTTCAGTCCGTGGGCGGCGATCTCCCGCATGAGCTTTGCGTTCTCCATCATCGACATACGCTTCTCCTATTTACCAGTCCACTTACGCTTGAGCCACCACTTGAGCCTCTCCCAACGGTCTATCCAGCCCATGACTCGCAGTACAGCTCGTCCTGAGTCATTCAGCTCTAGGACAGCTCGAATGTTCTTCTCTAAATTGCTCATCTCACTCATTTTGTAACTCCTAGTCTTTTGGTAGTTAGTTCAATTCGCCCCACTGATCAGCCATCGCAGCTGCAATTCGTGGGTAGGTTTCGCTTCTATCTCGTTTTCGTGTGGCCGACTGTCCCATGTTATGCACACGCTGGACAACCGCGTTAACAAACTCGGTGCCACGTAGGAAGGGTAAGTTGTGAAGTGCTAATCCGGTTTTCTTGCTTTCATGGTGCCCGAAGTAGCAAGGTTGGATATACTGCATCTGCAGCAAGTAGTTGAAGATTATACTGACAGGGTTCTCGAGTGCTACACGAGGGCTGTGTTCTTTCGCATGGTCCCATAATGCAAGAGTCCATGCAAGAGCTTCTGCTCGTTCAGCGTGTCGTGGCTTGCCCTCGCTGTAGGTTCCGTTCCCACTTACAGCCATCGCAGTACAGTCAGGGTGTAAGATGATAAGGTCCCACTTCGCAGCAGATATGGCCTCCATTACGTCTCCCTGGAGGTGCCACGCAGGATAGCCCCGAGTCGGCAGCAGGTCGTTGCTGTATGCCTCGTGACCATGAATACGGAAAGCCCGGCAAACCACCTGACTCTCTTCACACCCGATCAGAACCTTCAAGTGCTTTAATCCTATTCTTGGTGCCAGACCGCCGGAAGGAAGGTAGGTGGGTCAGCCTTGGCAGTCGCAAAGATTGTTAACCACCAAACGGTGATGAGCCCGATCCACAATAATGCTCTCTTTCGTGCCATGCTGCGTGTCCCCCGCTTCATTCCCCTTAATCGTACCATAAAGCCGGGCGTGTGTCAACATTCAGTCATATCATGCGTGACGAGCAGGCTGATGGTAGTTACGCAGGCAAACGTATTGCTTTGTTTATTTACGAGGTAAGAGATTCGTCATGGGCGATAGAATAACCACGGCTGCGAAAGGGAACACCCCTGGGTCGAATTATATGGCACGAAAATTGCTAGATCGGCCAGGCGGGCGAGGGCGTATAGTTGGCACGGTTATTGCTACGCGTGCAGGCCCGGTTCATTTCATGGGGCGGCAATACGTTGTAAATAATCGCTTGACATTGTGGCGCGGTAGGTCCAAGCTGGGTGGTATGCCCGGCCTATGCGCCTGTCATGATGTTTAACATTTTGGACCCGATCCTTAACTTTATCCGCCCGAAAGGGCTCGGAGTATTTTATCATGGAAAATCAAAACGTAACCTTATCGGCTGTAGTATCAGGCAACGCATATAGTCTGGATATTGAAATTCCCGGCGAATTGACCGCGCTAACCCGTGGATTGATTGACCGGGGATTTCAGAAAATCCTGACTGACGCCCACAGCACTGCAACCCGTGGAACAGGTGACGATAAGCGGAAGGCTGACGAAACCGAACGCGCTGAGGATGTCGAAAAACGCCTCGAAAAATTGCGCGATGGTTCCTACATATTCGGGGGCGGTGGCGGCAAATCTACCACGCCCGAACAGAAGGCGCTGAAACATACCCTGATCAAATATGGGGTGAAATTCAGCAAGGGGGATTCTATCCTATTCGGGCTGGAATTGTTGGCGCAGGCTACTGCTAAGAAGGCTGAAAAGGAATATTCGCCGGATATGGTAGAGACAATTCAAGAGCAGCTCGAGGCTAGCGAGATTTATACCACCAAGCTCGCCGCTGAACGTGCCGCCATTGTCAAGCCAGAAACCAGCGCCCTAGCGTTATAACAATCACCACCACTACAACCCGGTACAGAAATGTACTGGGTTTTTTTACGCCTGGAAATTCTCGAGACACTACGTAACCTATCACGTAACCTAACCTGTGAATGTTGTAGGTATGTATTGCTGATTGGAACTGTGCCAAACGTATGTATGGTAGACTAGACCCACCCACCACTGCCACAACTATGCGAGTATTTTATGTCTCCTAGCTATACTTTGGAAGTGTCCAAAACAACCTGTATCAACCAGTAACAACCGAAAACAACCAAATCAACCAACACTACCACTGAATCGCTCCGACACCCTCCCTCAAGCGTCAATACCCCCAGCTAGACCGGGGTAGGAGGTTGTAGGGTAGTTATATATAATAATATATACTCTATAGACCTTCCGGTTTTTTCTTTATGGGGCTATGGGGAACACAGCCTCGGGTATTGCTCTCGGGGGAGCACCTGGGAGGTTGTTCTGGTTGTTTTGGTTGTATATGGTGGGAGTATGGTTGGAACTGGTTGTCACAATGGCCGCCACGGCACGGCACCCGAAACCCGGCACCCCGGCACCCATTAACCCGGCAATCGCCGCCACGCCCCGGCAGGGACCACCCACGCCACGCCCCACGATACCGCCCCGGAAATCATGCGTATATAAAGGATGCAATATATATATACATGCATTATAATGTACATATACCGGGACCGATCCCGGTTAGCCTATCAAACTGGAGAATATTATGCCACGTAAACCTGGAATATTGAACACACGTAGTCACCTGGATCATCTCGAATTGATCTTTAACAGTCTTGTCAAGTATGGTATGTGCCCGATAGTTGAGGCTGAGATAGCCAAGGCCCGGATTATCAACAAGGCCATCCTGGCTAAGCATGACAAGCAACGTGCTGGCGGCAACCGTAAAGACATCATTGTTGAGAAGAAGAAGTGAGTTTGCCACTCGCACTACTGCCTGCCTATGGCCGACGCTATAAGTCAGCCAAAGCAGCCCTCGTAGACTGGGAGGCCAATAAGGACTTCCAGATACACAACGGACCGTACACCTCGATCCGAGACATCAAAGCCATCATTGAGCAACACGGTGGCGCTAACATCTACTGGGCTTTCCCCAGTGGTGAATCTTTTCCAGCCCTAGACTTGAAGGAGTCATAACATGAACAATATGGACGCACGATCCGCCTGGGACTTTTGCCAGCGCCTTTCCCACAAGATAATCAGCAACAAACACGTGCTCTATACTGAGCAACTCTCCCACCTTGATAAACAACGCGCCATTGAGGTTGTTCAGCGGCTTAACTTCGCGGTCAATGAGAATCTCACTGCAACTGCAGGTTGTGCCAACTACAAGACCTACGGGGTTGAACTGTCCGGCCCCATATTCCAGAAAACCTACGTACTCGCCCAGGTGATTGACACCATCTTGCACGAGATCGCCCATCACCTGGCCTTCCGCGTGAACGCAGAACGCGGACACGGTGAGCACTGGATCATGTGGGCCGAGATGATTGGCTGTTCGGCTGAGCGTACTCACACCATGCCCCGCGCACGACGTAAGACTAAAGCCCAGGCCGCCCTTAGCCTTCGCAACACACTCAAACTATAGGAGACTATCATGAACGATGGGCCTATTAAATATGTACACTTGGGTGATGGAGCATATGCTACGTTCAGCCACCACGAAATCGTGATTACTGCAAACCACCACGATCCTGACCTTGCAACAGACAAAGTATATCTGGAGCCTGTCGCCTTACTTAAACTTGTAGCTACAGCACGAGTTTGTGGTATGCGGTTCGGCCCCGATAAGGAGCTATGACCATGATAGACTTCACCGAAGAAGACTGGCGTATCAAGATATGTCCGTGTGGTCATATAACCTGCACTGATTACTTTGTAGTCCCCCGCGGTCCCAAAGTACAAGGGGATGGCGTAGACGCTGAGTATGCACGACTGATCAAAGCGGCCCCGAAGCTGTACCTGGCCTTGAGGGCTGCCCGCGATCACCTGAGCAACACTGGTTATGGTCACTCCGTAATGCACACAGACGGCACTGGACCTAACCTGCCTAAGAAACTCGAAGATGCTCTCGCAATCGTTGAGGGCAATGACCTTGAAACCGAAGCAGAACTAAGGAGAGACTGATATGGAAGACCTAAACATATCTGGCTATCTGGATGGTGAGAAGCTGTCCGACAAAGTAACACGCGAGTTGTTTAGACTGCGCTCAGAGAACACTCGCATCAAAGCAGGGTGGGACGCCGTAGATGTAGCGAACCGCAACCTGAACAACATGCTCAGGGACGAGAAAGCGAAGACTGTCAACCTGACTAACATGCTTGAAGATGTTGTTAACAGCCTAAACTTATCTGCTGAAATGGTTGAGAAACATGGACCACTCGGTACTCCGCCAGCAGAGTTGGTTACACTTGTACTTGAACGATTAACCCAGGAGAACAGCCCGTGAAAACTAACCAGAAACAACTCTCACCCTACTGCCGCAACTGTGGCTATCTAACTGCCATAGATGTAACAGTATCTTACTCTTGCCGAATGTGCAGTCGAACTGTCGAGTGGCATTCCAATAGGCAGGATCGTAGGTTCAACGACTATCCACCTTCACGAGTCGCTCGCGCCTGGAAACGCTTCCGACACAGCTACGCTTATAACTTGGCAGTCGCTGTCCTCTTTATTGGTCTAATCTATCTTGGTTTCATCTTGGAGATACTATGAAGCTCTACATAACATTCGGTCCCTATCATGTACACTCTATCCACGGCCACACCTTCGACGAGAACTGTATCGCCGTGGTTGAGGGCCTTGATCTATCAGAGTGTCGTATGATTACAGCCGGGTACTTCGGTGATGACTTTGCTGTCCTTCACCCTGGAATGCCACCGAATCCGACTAACTATAAGCGAGGTATGATCGTCGTAAACGAGCCACCTGTGCTTGGGCGACCTCGAGAGTTAGACGATCCTCAACGCAAACAGATACTCCTCGACCCCAAGGACATCCAGGTAGCCAAGCTATTAGGACACGGAAACGTCTCCGCAGGTATCCGCAAGGCACTTGCCCAGGCCTGTCTTTGTGACCACGATAAGGTTAGTTGACAACAACCCCAACAACATGATATAATGATGTTTCACTCGCGCCCGACAGGAACCGACATTGTGACTAAACTAATTGATCTACCTGACACTATGGCGAATGTAACCAAGTTACAAGTCCCTGCCACGAAAGTGCTTGTATCCTGTCCGTACTGCGGAGAGGTATATAGCGGAGGGGTATTCGACCCTCGCGGGTTAGCGTTGGAGTGTGCTGTTTGCACTGGAAACTTCACTATTGATAAGAACCCTACAATAGAGATAAACTAATGAACATAAATGACTACATCGAAAAGCAAATAAACAGTGACCACCTGGATGCTTTGTTTGAGGGCTTCGGCCCTGACGCCTGGCCAGATATGAACTTGACAATCAAACAAGTTGCTACGGCACTGAAGAAGAATGATCCACATGCACTCATGGATGCAGTACGTGCACAGTTTTACGAGTACCTCAAGCGTGTAGCTGATGGTGATGGCGTAGACCTCATAGAGGAAGAATCAGTCTACACCGATAAACAAGACTTCTATGAGCCAGATGATTACTTTGATGGCTTCGATTTCGGTCCGCTTGATCCACTGATTGCTGACTAACTACGCGACAGGTAAACGTCAATATGTTTGGCACCGTGCCAATCGCCAATATGTTTACCTGTCGCCATTAAGGAGACACTAGAAATGGAAACCTACAAACTAACCCCTCAAAGCAATAACACCATTCGATCCTCTGTATTCAGTGGTGGCTTCGCTCAACCTGATGGCTTCAGTTCTGTACTAACAGCTTCAGTTCATACAGATGGACATGCAGGATTGACTCTTGTATACAGAGCCCAGCATGGCCAGTCTGCAGGCGAGGAGAGAATGTGGTCTATTCGACTTACAAACGAACAGCGTAAAGAACTGGTCAAGGTGCTCGATGCCGATGGCTATGAACCCACCCTTTTTCACTCTATTTGAGTGGAGTAAACCCGAAAGAAGTACCAACCCAAAACCTACGAGGCACTAAGCCCAAGGAAACTACTATGAGTACTAATGACCCAAAACTAACTCCCCAACAGGAGGCGTTTCTCGACACAGCCAAAGATAAAGGCTCAGTCGCTTTACGCGCTCGGGCGGGGACAGGCAAGACATTCAGCCTTCGTGGCTGGGCAGGCAGTAACCGTGCGGGAGGACTGGCAACCTCCTTCAGTAAATCAACCGTGACCGAGCTGGGCAAGAAGATGCCGCCTAAGTTCCAGGCCAAGACCATGCACGGTATCGGCTACCAAGCGATCCGTAACTCCGGCGTGTTCACCAAGATGGACGCATCGAAGATCTTTGAAATCGTAAAGATCTTCTCCGAGGATAACGAGATCGAATTCCGTGACCAGGGTGACTTGCGTAAGCTTGTAAGCCTTGGCAAGACCTTTGGTATCCAGCCTGATCGTAACGGACCCGAAGGCCTCACCGTGGACAGCAAGGAGGCCTGGGAAGACTTGGCCGAGCAGTTCGATATTGACCTCGGACCTAACACAATCGAGTGGTGTCGCCACATGTTGAAGGAGTCTAACCGTCTAGCTTTGAAAGATGGTATTATCGACTTCGACGATATGCTCTACATCGCTTTGCTGTGGCCTCACCGTTTCCCTCGCTTCCCGGTAATCCTGGCAGACGAGGTACAGGACTTTAACAGCCTGCAGCACCGTATGTTGCGTCGCCTGCTTCTTCCTAACGGTCGCTTGATTGCAGCAGGTGATGATCGTCAAGCAATCTACGCATTCCGTGGAGCCCTTAACGATAGCTACACTCAACTAGTTGATGACTTCGACATGCACGAGCTTCCCCTGACTGTCAGCTTCCGTTGTCCTCGCGCAGTCGTGATGGAGGCCCAGCGTTATGTTCCCGACATCATGCCAGCGCCCCAGGCTATCGAGGGTCTTGTTAGTAACCCCTCCAACCTGGCTCTGGCTGACATTCCCAAGATAGTCTTGTGCCGTAACAATGCACCATTGATGCGTGTAGCCCTTGCGCTACTTGTCAGCGGTCGCACGGTTGAGATTGCTGGTCGGGACGTAGGACAAACCTTGGTCAACCTAACCAAACGAATCACTAAGAAAAACCTGCCAAGCGCAGAGTTCCAAGTTCGCTTGACAGCTTGGCGGGAGCGAGAGATTGCGAATTTCCCGAAACGCAAAGCACGTACTGAAGATAAGTTCTCTGCTTTGTGGGCACTGTCCGAGCATCACCCAGATCTCAAGTCTATCCAGAACCACTTGGGCAAGCTCTACCCCAACGCAAGTAAGAAGGACCGTCGGCCAGCTGATGTTCACCTTTCTACTATCCACCGTGCGAAGGGTCAAGAGTGGCCGCGGGTTCTGTTCCTTGATCCGCAGCTCTTACCCAGTAAGTACGCTAAGTCAGAGCATGAGCTAATCCAGGAGGATAACCTCGCATATGTTTGTGTGACTCGTGCCCAGGAAGAACTGGTCTACTGTGCAACTGATGATATTGAGGGACTGGAGAAATAAAATGAGTAAGAAAACACTAAACCAAACACTAAACGAGCTGTTAGAAAAACCCGCGGCTGAGTGGTCGCCCGAATCTCGGAAAAGCCTTATAGATGCAATTCGGAAGCAGCGCCAAAATTACTTCGACGCTAAAACAGAAGAGGCTTTTCGTCTTGTTTACCCTGGTATAAAGCCAGGTAAACCTGACTTTTATGAAGGCAGTTTGACGCTTTTCCGTGCTGGTTGGATTGCTGCAGAACATGCCAGGTGGGAGGAGGATAGGTGAACAATAAAGACCTCGACCTAGTAAAGGTTGTAACCGAGTTAGAGCGCTGTGTAGACACGGACGGGAGAACTTTCGTTCTGTTCTGGCTCTACTCACCTACGACTTCAACATCTGGTCCAGCAAGCCTCACGAAGATTGAACCACTCAAACAGTTCTTCGTGGGTGCTGCCCTGGCATCCGAGAGTGAGCTTGTCCCAAAAACACCGGCTAAGTCCGGTCTTTGGGAGGTGCGTTTCACTGTTATGACTTTTGACGAAGCTAAAACCTATGCAACCCGAGTTGAACTGGAAGGATGCTTCGATACAATTTGGAAAAAGGAGACTAGAATATGCCATTAACTCGACAACAAGAGCTAGAGATATACCCTCTACTCGACCGTGTTACAGACCTTGAATCAAATCAAGGTATCCTCTACAGTTGCACTACGCGGCGCGCTGATTACCTCGTGCGTATGATCCAGGGACTCCGGTATGACAGTGCTATTGAGTCGATCCAAATCTATCCGCCAGGACACCCTCTCCACGGCCAAGGCCTTTATGCCTATCTGTGGGTGGAAGTTCAGTCCAAGGGCTTGCTTGCAACTAAGCTTTTACAACCCCATGACTCTCTGATGTGGCGACTGATCCAAT